AAGTCTCCGTAGTCAATGAAGTAAGCAGCAACAAGACCACCTACCGATTTTTGACAAGCAACTGCTCGTCCAGTTGTTAGAATATCACAAGCCATAGTTATTTGAAATAAAAAAGGAGAGCGAGGGTGTTCCCCAAGCCCTCCTTTGGGTTAGTCAATTTCGGTTAATTAAGAGTACAATACGATGTCAGAACCGATTCCGTATTGAACACCAGCCGTGTAGCGCATAATCACGCGTACATTCTGGCTTCCGTCCAAATCACCCATATCCAACAACTTAACCTCGTTGTGATCGCTCAACAAGCCAGTACCGAAATAAAGGTTAGAAGATTGAGCAGCAACCATCTTGTTGGAAGCAAGACCGCTTACCATAGCAACACGGATTCCGTCAAAGAACAAATCGCCTTGACCGTACCACATAGTTCCTTTGTTGTCCATACCATTAGCACCAAGACCGCTTGTTCCGAATCCACCCAAAGCACGAACATAAGCACGAGCTACATTTTGGGGAACATAGATAGTCAAGTCTTCCTTGCCGTAAAGAGCGTTGGGGATAGCATCAGCAACCTTGCCCAACTCCTCAATAACATTCGCAGCAGTAACGGTTGTTCCAGTAACATCGTTTACATCACCATCGGCAGTCATCAAAGTAACGAAGCCGTCAAACTCTCCCGCAGTAGCGTTAACACCACTCCAGATAGTTTGCTCGGTCTTTTGAGCAACTTTAGCAGCGATGTGGCCAATCAAGAAATCAGAGAAATTAGCGGGAAGGTTATTGTAAGCGGAATAACCCATTTGTAAAGCTTCCCAATCCGATTTAAAATCTTTGACGCATAAGGACAGATTCACTTGGAATTCTTCGGGTTGCAAGATGCGCTCCGTCAAGGTCAAAGACGAAGTAGCAGTAAAGTCGCAAGAAGCGTTAGCAACCAAGTCACCAGTAGCAACCTTTTTGATAACCTCCTTGAATTTGACATTAGGCTTGATTTCAACAAGACCCTTGTCAAGGGTGTCTGCGCTCAAAAGAGCAGCAGCGATGTACTTACCAGCGAATTCACCCGCGTAAGTAGTAGTGATTGAAGTGGTCGTGGCCATTTTCTATTGTGGTTTTTTATTTGTTCAATTTAGACATCACTCGGTCAAGTGAAGTTTGTGGTCGGCGTGAGGCCAACTTAACTTCTGCTTTAGGAGCGGTTTCGGGGTTGTGCTTGATGGGTTTAGCAGCAGATTGTGAGGACAACTCGGTTTTCAAGTTTGCGTTCTCCTCCTCTACGGAACTCATCTTCTCTTTGTAAGCACCCATTTCTTCACGGATAGCAGAAAGTTCAGCCTTGATTTCTTCAATGATAGGCATCACAATCTCCTTTACTTTGTCTTCCATCGGCATTTCTTCAGCCAATGTTTCTTCAACAACTTCGGGGGTTTCCTCTGAAGCCTCAACTTCCACCTCTACGGCTTCTTCTTCGGCTTCGGCTTCTGCGGTCTTGATTTCTGCGATGAGACCTTCTTCGGTAACATACAAAACACGGCCATCAGCCAATGAATACTCTCCAACGGGAACGGCAATGCGATCTTCTTCATTAACGATGAATACCTCATTACCCGCTTCAAACGCCTCTGCTTCAAGAACAGTTCCGTTCTCCAAAGTCATTTGCTCAAACTTGACCTCAACCGCCTCCTCTTTAACGGAAGACAATTCAGTCATAATGCGCTTTAATACTTCAGTTGCTTTCATAACTATCTAAATAATTGATTTAAAAAAAGAATTTACATTTTTAATTGTTTCCCGTTGTTGCACCTATTCCTTGCGCCCATAGAGAGCCATCGCAACACTTACGGGAATAGATGTTCTTGTCTTTGCATAAGCATCCACGCTTTGAGCCTTTGGGTGAGGTGCGTGAAGGTATTACTACATCGCCTTTCATAATTGTCCGAGTTCTTTGAGTTTGCTTTCTGCCCAACGCTTACCAGCCAATCCACCCCATAAGAGATAGGAGATAGTGCCACAAGCCTTTGTATCACTCTCGTCATAGTATTCCTCTGCTCGTGAGAGATACGAGTGCATACGCTTGATTGTCTCTACGCTGATGGGTTTGCCTTGTGCGAGTTGTTGGGCGCGGATCTTACCGACATCCGTAGCGCATTTGTTGTTTACCTCTGCGTTTAGTTCAATGCCTCGTTTGGCGTTGTTTCTTACCGCTTCGGGATAGTCTGAATAGGATTCCAGTTCGGTACGCTTACCCGTCTTTCTACGGCCATCCTTTTTGATGACTGCTTTGATTTGGGATAGGATGAGTTCGGCTTCTTGCTCCTCCAACACTTCCATCTCTTGTTTATTGAAGTTTACCTTGTCAACAAAATATCCCTCAATAGAGAATCCCTTGACCTTTCCAGTCTTGACATAGTTCTCCCAAATGTCGGGGTTGTTGACCTTCATAGAGATCATCCAAGTGCCTACTGGCATATCCATTCCATAGAGGCGCGATTTATCCTTTTCGGTGTCCTCCACAATCCAAGATTCTACGACACTTAACTTTTGTAGCTCTGCCTCGTGTTCAAGGGTTGATTTGTTTTGGTTTCCATTTTGGAAGAATAGTTCACTTGCCTTGCGGATAGTGTCCTTTGAGAAATACACATAGAACTCCTCCTCACCGCTTCTGCGATAGATGGGCTTGTTGGGGATAAGGGCTGCGCCCATTAGGATGCGCTTCTCCTCGTTTTGGGTAGCGAACTCTACCTTCTGCGTTTTGAGGGCTACAAAGTCCTCCTCAATGGCTGGATTCTCAACGATGCTGATGGCTTGGATTCCCATCATCTCTTGCATCTCGTCAAGGACTAATTCAATTATGTTCATCCGAATGTTGCGGTTTTGATTCTCTTTCTTTCTAATTCTTGGGATGAAGTTACATCGCTTCCTACGACATAGGCCCTCATCGGTTGGCGGTTTTGTTGTCCGATACTCTCGGCAAGTTGATTGATTCCGCTTTGTCCAACAACGTTAAATTGCGCTGATTGACTTGGGGCTTGTAGGGTGTTGGAAATTGTTGCTCCACCCGTACTTGGCTCATTAGGCACTTCTACTGCGGTAATTTGTCGGGCGTTAGCGATGCCCGAAGCGATGATTCCCGCTGCTCCTATATATCCAAATACTCCACCTTGTGCAAGTGCTTTGGTTGCACCCGTATAAGTGTCAATGGCCACTTGAGCGAGAGCAAGGGCTTTACCCGCTGCCGTCTGCTCTCCTACCAAAGATGCTACACTTGAAAGGGCTTGTTGAATCGTAGCCACCTTTGCATCTTGCAATGTCTTCTCAAGGGTTAATCTACGAGAGGCATTCTCTGCCTCTAATACGGCTAATTCGTTTTCGGCATCGGCTCTTGCTTGAGTGCCTTCAGCATAAAGGGCAATTTGCTCTTGAAGGAATTGTTTTTTCTTGTCAAATACATTTTGAGCAATCTCTATTTCCTTTTCAGCTCTCGCTACCTCATTGTCTAATAATTCTAAACTCGCCTCCTCTTGGATTTGATAAATCTCTTGGGCGGTTTCTTGTTGGCTACGCTGAATATCCAACTGCTCACGCATCAAAGAGTTTTGATTGGTCAAGGCTTCAGAGCGTTGTCCCTCAAGGCGTTCCGTGAGGTCAATCAATTCAAGTTCCGCTTGGCGGAGGGCTACGAGGTTCTCCGTTGTTTTGTTCTTCTCGTATTCCGCTCGTGCGAAGGCTACTTGAATAGCAATCTGCTCACGCTCCTTTGCGGTTTGTTCTTCCAGCAAGGCAAGGAGGTCGGCATTGGCCTTGATACGCTCATCAATGCTCTTTGTTTCATCATCACGCAGTTGGCGCAATACCTCTGCACTCCGTTGGTATTCCAACTGAATCTTTTGGCGTTGTACGGCTGCGAGTTGGGCAGCCTTCTCCAGTTCTACAAGTGCTTGAGCCGAATTAACGGCTTCCTTGATTTGATTGGGTAACTCTTTGACATAATCAAAAGCCGTCTTTGCAACATTCTTTACGGCTTCAATACCACCTTCCTCAACGCCTACGAGGGCATCTACGGCATCCGCACCCGCCAACTTAACTTGTTCTAATGCACCCGCAAAATCTCCCGTAAAGAGGTTTGCAAGGGCTGAACCCAAGTGGCCTACCGATGATAGTATTTGGTCAAAGAAGTTTAGAACATAATTTTGAATAGCACTACCAAAATCCTTGATGGATTGTACTGGGTCGCTGAAGATGCTATTCAGAAGATTTGATACGGGTGGGAGTACCGATTCTGCAAGGTCGTTAAAAAGGATTTTAAGCGTATTGAGCAAGGTGTTGAAGATGTCCATCACCTTTTGGTTGCCCGTGAATACTTCTTTCAGTTGGTCAAACGCTGCAATGAATACACCGATACCAATTCCCTTTAGTGCCGTACCGATTCCACCTACGGCCTTTGAAACGGAGTTACCCGTTTTGCCCAAGTCCTTTACGCCCGTATTTACATCCTTGAGTTGCCCCTCAAGTTCGCCTACACGCTTATTGAGTTGGTCAATGGCATCAATCAGTTTGGAGGCATCGCCCTCAATCTTTATGTTTTCAATTACTGCCATTATCTACGCTTTAAGAACTCTGTCCAAGTTTGGGGCATTTGGTATTTGCCTTTAGCAATGTCTATATTATGGCTTACGCCTTTCCAATCATCGCTTTGAAGCAACTCAATTAAGTAACTCAAATAACTTGTCTTCATACATCGTTAAGTAATTCAAAGCGAACCGAACCCGTAGTCATATTGATGTTTGCCGTGTTTATAATCCACTTTTCGTTTCTCCAAATAATCTTGTTGTTCAAAGCCATATTGATAATCTTGCCCGTAGGCAGTTGAGCAGAGATATTTACTAATCTTCGCTGTGTATTGTAAAGATCAACCGTGTAGTCATACCAATACACTTGATACAATCCATTGGAAACGGCTTGTAGGAAGTAAGCATCAATATCCCCTCCGAAGTTGGTAGAGAATGTTGTTTCGTCATTCACGCTAAATTGGCTGGAAGTATTGCAATACCAAATTTGAGTGAGTTCGGTATCAGTGTTAGATTCATCAATGAATCCTATCGTTTCTTGACCTCCATCACCATCAAGTGTAAATTCAGCCGTTGCATAAAATAACATAGGCGCACCAACATACGGCTCAAGATTTCGGTCAATGCTTTTGCCTACGAGAATTTTTTCGGTTTGATAATCAAATTCTACATTCTGCAAACGCTCCCACATCAACTGCTCAAAGGGAAGCTCTACAATAAACTCCTCGCCATCAAATTCAAAGTCGGCTCTCAAATCACCATACCCCACTCCGTTTTGCAAACGATATTCTTCTCCAAGAATAGCACCCGCCTCTTGGTATTTGAATTGAATCCTACGATAGATTTCGGGGCGCAAAACACTCGTTTCACGGATGTCCATATACTCATCCCAAGATTGGTCGGTACTATTGGCGTAGTAGTCATCAAGTTGATACACCGAGAACTCCGTATTGCTTACGGGTACAAAGACAAGGTTGTGCATCTTAATGAGTCCAATAAGAAACTCCGCAATTTTTTGTTCGGGCATCAATTCACTTACTCGCACCTCAACGGCTATGGTTGCGCTTGGGGAGCGAGATTGGAATTTCAATACGGGACTTGCGCCTCCTTCATCCAATCTTCCAAACCAATTGTCAACCTCATAGGTGAGAGCCGTGCTATTGTCGTTTGACTTGATTCGTAAACTTATTCTGTCCCCCTCTTGAACCTTGATGTCATCAAAGTAATAAGTTCCCGTAGCCGATATAACTTGGCTTGTCCGATATGCACCATTGATGAAAATGGCTATGTTTGCCGTTTGAGATAGGGTGCCAATTTGCATTTCAAAATACCAATCGCCTCCTTCGCCAACGGGAACATCATAGGTATCATTTGCGAGGTCAAAATTAGAACTTGTAGTAGCTGTGAAATTGACCTTTTGATATTTCATCGCATTGGGCTGGTTCTGATACATCCACCCCGCCCTACGATGCGCCCACATATACAGCTTTTGAAACTCATCGTTGTCATCAAAGAATCCCGAAAAGGTAATTCCGTACTTGGCTTCTATGGCAGCAAGAATCTGCGTACACGCTACTGCGGGTTTAACCTCATAGTAACTTATGCCGTGAAGGTGTCCGCTACCAAGATGGAATTTGATATCATTCTCATCGTTTGGCGCACCGTGAACTCCGTATTCCCAATTCCTTACGGGGGTAATACAAGGGTAGATAATGTTTGTTCCAGAAACACCTCCCGATGTAAGGGGCATATTCCCTTGTCCATTAAGACCCAATTCAATAGTTGCCCCATCATAGGTATGGTCAAGAGCCGATAGGTCAAGGTCATACAAATAGTCCTCACCAAACAAGTCCGTGAGGTTCACCGCAGAGCCAAAGAATGAAAGCGAATAAGAGTAGGGGGCGTTCTGCTTCATCTGCACCTCCTCAAGCTGGAATGTGCCGTAGCGGAATGGTATGCCGTTGATTTCAATATATCCCTCTTGCCGTTCTTTCCAGTCCAATGAAGCGGTTAGGTCAGTACGATAATAGTGTTGTAGGATCTGATTATTTCTCGGTGAAGCGGGAATGGTGAACGACTGCGTATAGTCCGCAAACAAAGCCGAGATGTCAGAGATGTTTTGCAGTTGCAATGTGATGGAAATTTGCTCATCGTTGAACAAGTCCAATTCTTCCGTGCCGATAAATATGCCTACTTTGTTCATCGGATATTATTCAGTTTGTTGTAGGCAATATCAAATGACAAGGTGTAGTTGATGGTCTTGTCATTGACTTCTTTTTGGTAGGTTACGCCTCCGCGTTGTGGGTTGGCTGCAATCTTTGTTCCGTTGTCGTAGATGATCACGCGCTCCGAGAGCAACAGTTGGCGAATCACCTCATCGTATGCTTCCTCTACCCATCCCGTGTTCAAGGTTAGGGTTTCAGTTGAGTTCACCAAGAATTGTTTGTATTGTGGTTTGGTTAGGTCAATAGCCGTAACCGCATCGGGAGAGATTTGAGGCATATACGCCTCGTTTGTGAATGCTCCGCTACGATTGCTCCGCTTGAAGAAAGTAATTGAGTCCATCACACCCTCCTTGTTGATGAAGGAAACTTGTACTGGAGTGTACTTGGGTTCGCAGATAATGTCCACATAATATGGGTCATAGATAACGCCTCCAAGAGCGAGTATTGCATCCGTAAGGCAAGTTTCAGCCTCCAAGACACCACCCCCAGCTGCGACACGCTCAACATATTCCTCAAACTCATTTGCCCCTACGACTTTAATCACATAAGAACCCGTTGGGGTAACGCCCACAAAAGAAGCGATGTTTGGAACTCCAAAAGGAATGTATACAATCTTACGGGCTGATTGAGTGCTTGTATAGCCCCCCGAAATAAAGTCGCTGATTTCGTAGTAATAAGAACCTCCGTTGATTTCATATTCCACACCTACGACATTCGCAAGGTCATCGTAATAGATGGGTAGGGATTGATTGAAACTCTCATACACTTGGAAGGTGCGGTCTGCAATCAGTCGGCTCGTTACGGAGGTGTTTGTTCTTACGGGCGTTGACGGGCCGCTTGTATACTCGTAGGTTGCTACATTGCTTGTCGCTTGTTCCGTGTAATCATCATAGCCATCCGTTACCAAGAAGTTGTGTGCATACACAAGAGTACCAGCCCCATAAACTGTTCCCCCCTCAAGCCAAGTTGCACCTACATCGGCAACCTTACACCATACCGCCTCTCCCGATGTAGATTGTGAGATAGTCGTAACGCTATCCTTTGAGAATGATGGCTCAAGAATCTCACGAATAAGGTCGGAAATTTCTATCACTACTTGGTTGTTTATCGCATTCTTGGTGATGGTGTAGTTTGATGTTACTGGAGTAGCAGCCGAACTACCCGTATAGATATATAGGGTAACAGAAATTAGGGTGAGAATGTCTGCGGGGTCTTCCATCCCAAAGGATAAAAAGATAGGGCTTCGTGCGCTGCGAAGTCCCGTAGGTAAATAGGAGATAGGGTTTGCTGCCATTTTATTTTCTTGTAAATGCTTGTAGGTCTTCTTGTGTCAATTCAAAGGCTTTTACTATGTCGGGTGGGAGTTGCTTAAACGCCAACCCAAAGGGACGGCTAAAGAACTCACTCGATCTAATGCCCGTTTGATAGATGGAACGAGAGATTAGGAAAGCCGTTGAATCATAGCTCAAGAACTTGCCTTTCTTATCTCTAAATTGGAATCTCTTTGCTCTAACCCATTTAGGGATGGATTCACGGAGTCCTCCTTTTTTGCCAGTACCCGTACCAAAGCGATAGGGACTGTTAGGGGCTTTGGAGGTGGAGGATTTACCCTTGACACCCTTGTCTTGGAACTCTCCATAATCAGCCATCTTAAAAACCATAGAGAACGATTCCCCCGATTGAGATACATTGAGGTCATAGGAGATTGAGTTGTACAATTCCTTACTGACATTCTTGCTCTTTTTGGAGAGGTTGCTTCTTGCTTGTTGAACGACATATTTGCCGAACTTATTTAGTACTGCTTCTATGTTCTCCTTGCGTGGCATTAGCAAGTATAGATTTCAGTGTTGGGAAGAATGACATCAAAGGTTGCAGTCCAACCAGCCAACAAGTTCTCAAAGCGTTCGGAGAACGGAAGGCAAGTGGGTGTACCCGATAGTTGGTACAAGTCCGTATAAAGCGTTCCCGTGCTTAACTTCATAATCAAATAGTTGAGTACGGCAAGTTGGGTATTCAAAATATCTTGCTCGTTGCTCGTTCCGTAGAAGGGCTCGTTTTGATTGCGCGGGTCTTCCTTCGTTTCATCTACGACATCCATACACATAACTGATATGTTGATGGTCATCGTTTGTCCTTCAATGGTTGCTTGGTTAACCATTATGTGGGAAAGGGGAAAGATGGTCTGCTTGTTCAAGTCCACATCAAAGATGTTACCGAAGGTTACGGCATTCACTTGGCTATGTGCCTCAAGCGTGTCTTTGATGGTTTTTGTTAGGTTGTAGAACTGCCTCATTTCAACTTGCTTTTGAGTATTCGGTTTTCAATTTCGTTTTTTTGCTTTTCATAGGTAAGGAAGGTGAGGCATTGGTGAAGGGGTAGTCCTCCAACTTCATCAAATCTTCTAACATCGCCTTGAGAGAGTGAATAGAAAGTGTTGTACCATCCCCACCTTTGTCCAAATTGGGATTGGGCAGAGTAGTCTGGTTCGCCATCTCTTTCTCCAAAGAGGTCAACATACTGCTCAATAATTCGCTTCCTAAAGTCCAAAAAAAAAGAATAGAGCCCATTACGACATTCATCGGGACTTGTTTCATTTCATCGCAGTACTTATTGGCTGATTCATATTTCTCAATAGCATATCGCTTTCCAGCACGCTGAACAACGGGGCGGTATAATACGGACATCGTTTTGTGTAGTTCTTGAATGTCGGTCATATACGAATCAAGGTCTACGAACTCTCCGTAGGTTATTTCTTCCAAGTTTGGTATGAATCCAAATTCTTGCCCGTTAAGCGTAAATCTCTGCGTTAGTGAAGGCTTCTCCTTCATCATAGCGTTGAGGTGTTTAGAAACGCCCGAAATGTCCTTAAAGCGAATGTTTGGAAGTTCCTCAATGGGAACATTGCAAAATATCTCCAATGCTTTCTTGGTCAAGAACTCATCATCACCCTCCAGCCGAGCAAAGCGTTGATACTGCTCAAGGGTGATTTCCGATAGCGTAGTTGGGACAATGACTTTTAGTTCCATCGTTTAAATAACCTTTAGATTTTATCTTATAGCATAACGCCCGTAGTTCGGACGGCTTAACCTATTGAAGGTGGCGTAGCGGGTTGCATCAATGGCGTGGTTGAAGGCATCAATGGGTCTATTGAGTAGGTTTCCATTCTTGTCCTCTTGCCATTTGTAGTTCTGGAACTCTCGGATTGCATTCTTGCTTTCCTTCGTGACAAATATCTTATGGCGTTTGAGGATGTCTATTCCAGCCATCACGCTATCCGCACCTTTAGCCGTTGGCTTGACATTCCATCCCATACGATGCAGTTCTTCAATACTCTTGGGTTCTGCCGAGTCTGCCCATATCTCATCAAACCTTGTCAATCCCAGTTCCGTTAGTTTTTGGCTAATGTCTTGGTTGGTTAAGTTGGTGTGATAGAGCAACTCTTGAATGTATAGGTTGTCACCATCTTTAAACACCTTGACAAGAGAGGTTGGATCGTTGGTAAATCCGAAGTCAAGTCCTAATGAGATGAGTTGGCCTTTCGGTTCTTCGGATACTTGGAATTGGAAGATTGTAGCTCGTGACATACCACGCTCTCCAAGTCCATAGATACGCCAGTAATCATCATCCGTACCACGAAGCCTCTCAATCTCATCTACGATAGTTGCATCCAAGAAGGGATTGTCTTGATAGGTGGATTGGATGTAGGTGATGTCATCCCTTGTGAGGAGTTTGTCGTAAATCCAATGGAAGGAATCAGAGGGGTTGTAGTCAATCCATATCCTCTCCGATGTTCTCACAAGCAACTGGAAGAAATCTTCCCAAGTGAGTTCATTGGCCTCATTGCAGAATAGATAGTCACGCCTTGCTCCTCTTTTCTTTTGGGGCTGGTCTAACGATACGAACTCAAAGAGGTTTCCGTTGAGGGAGTAAGTGTAGTCTGATTTGTTGTGGCTTTTCTCATCATAGATTCCCAAACGATTGAGTATCTCAAAGAAATCCCGATAGGCGGTCATTTTAAGCGATGGGAGAGACTTTCTAACTATCGTGAACACCTTACCCCTTGTGCTGAATGAAAGCACTATGAGGAGTTGTAAAATGGAATAGGTCTTTCCCGAACGAGTGCCTCCTTGATTGACTACAATCTTGGTATCTGCATCCCAGTTCTTTTGGAAGACTACGGAGTAATCAATCTTTAGGCTTGACAAAGTTGAGTTGTATTTCGGTGATCCCCTCATCCACCTCGTGCTTGTTCTCTACCCGCGCGAGTTTAGGGGTTGTGTACTCTCCAAGTTTGGTCATAATATCAAGAGCTGCCTTTGGGTCATCCGCTGCCACTTCAGTAAGCCAAGTGGTCATATTCTCCAAATTGTCCTCAATGAGTTTTTGGAATGCCTCTCGGATTTTGTTAGATGTTTTGTTTACTGCTCCTTTAGGTTTACCCGCTGGGTTGCCACTTACTCCTTTTTCAAATGCCATTGTAAATCCTTGTATTTTTCAACTATTTCTTCTAAATAACTTCTTATTGTGGATTTCTTGTAGCCACTCCTTATGATGCTTGACATCTCCGTAGCGAATATGGCAATCTCTACATAGAGCCATTAGGTTTTCTATTGCATCTCGCTCTTCTGATCCACCCATTCCTCTTGCTTCTATGTGGTGGATGTCTACGGCTTGGCGGTTGCATACCTCGCAAGGGATCCAGTCCGTTTCATCATAGCCCATCTCTTGGAGATATAGTTTGGTGTGTTTTTTCATAGGTGCATCCCAGTCTTGCTAACAAAGCTAACTCCCCACCATAGCCAACCGATGGAAACGCATCCATCGCATATTGTGGAATCATAGGTGATTGAAATGTGGGGGAGCAAATGTACGCTTCCTATGTATTTAAAAGTTTCTATCATCATAACATTAAATCTTTAATTTGCATTACATAACAATCAGAGGCGAATGTCCATACGCCATTTCCGTAAGGGTCTATTTCCCCTTTCTTTCCGAATATACTTTGTTTGTAGAAATTGTCTTTTTGCATAAATCCGAAGATGTAAGCTACGGATAAATCGTATCCCATTCCAACGAAACAGTAGTAATCACAATCTTGGTGGGTGTTGTAGTTTGATACTGCTGCTACCCAAGTAGGTTTTGGTATTAGATCTTGGTTTTGGCGTTTTGTTTTGACATCTATCTTCTTGCCTTTTAGGATAAGATCATAGTCGTAGGTGTTCTTTTGTTCGCCATTGTAGTAGTCGCATACTATCACCTCGCCCAAAGCTCCAGCAAGATTTCCATCTCCTTTGGTGATACTATTGTTTAGAACCTTGAAGTCAAATAATTCTTGCGCTCTTTCAATTTGCTCTTGGGTGGGTATTATTTTAATCACAACTGATAGATTTTTATATTGGCGTGTTCGCTGCTTCGGGTTAATTCCCTTCCGTATTTGGCTGCTTCTATCTCGTGCCTAAATCCTTTTTGCAAACCCTCAAGCCAAGTGTTCTCGGCAACCAACTTGTCATACTGTACGATGTAACTCATCTCTCTTTGGTGTTAAAGGTTTGGGGGGAACATAGCACCAACCAACTCATCAAGAGCGTTCCCCCCTCCCCTCATTGTGCTATTTGTCGGTCAAGCCATCTGCGGTACATATTCGCTGCAACCGCAATGCGTTGTGGATAGAATGGATAGTCCTTGCGTAAACGAGCAAGAGCAATCCGCATAAACTGGTCTTTCATTCCAAAGTTCCTTGAATAGTGTAAGAGTCCAAATCATTGTGTAAGACAAAGAAGTCTTTGTAGTCTTTCAGAGCATCTTTCACCTTCTTGTATCCCTTGTTGATGAATGAGTCTGCAACATCAAAGACACCGATGTCCAATGACCCCTTGTCAATGGCTATGAATTTGAAGTTGTCTATTGGTACATTAAAGAGTTGTGTGTAGATGAAGGCTTGGATGTCGTATCCGTATTTCTCGGCACTCCATTGGAAAGCTCTTACATCTTGGGTTGTTTTTAGGTCTGCCACATATTTGTACTTGGGGTCGTATATGTCGGCTTTTGCTCTAAAGGCGAACCCTTCTAACATTTGGATTGCGGGTACTTCAAACTCGCATCCTCCTATCATCGTAAGCACATACTCATTGCGGAGGGCTGCATCTACGATTCGCATATTCTCATCATACTCCTTTGCCGTGAGGACTATTTTATTGCTTTTCGCCTTTCCTTCTTTGTAGGCTTTCGCTACACGGCTCTGAACATCTACGATATGGAAGCGGTCATCAAAGAGATGAGGCTCAAGAATCATCGTATGGATGAATGTTCCTATCTGAAGAGCGGAGGAGTTCTGCTCTTGTCCGTAGGTGGTGATGAACTTATAATGTTTGGGGCTTTTGGTTAGTAGCTTGATGTTACTGGAACTCATTGCGTTCTTACCCAAGTATCCGTAGTAGAACTCGTCATCGGTCATTTTAGCGAGGAGGGCATCTTTCTCCCAAGTATCGCCATTGAGTAGTGTAATCATAATTCGTGATAGTCTTCGTAGTTACAGTCAAGGCAGATGCCATTATGGTCAAGAATAGTGTAACAATACTCGCATCTCTCTGGAGCATCGTAGGGGTCGGGTGCGCCAAATTCAGAACACATAGGTCAAGATTTTGAGGATGGCGAATGGGGAGAGCAATAGAGCGATTACCATTGCGTAGCCAAAGGCGTAGGCTTTGTAATCTTCAAGTGAGGTTGGCTTTTTCATCTCTTGATTATTGGTTAAGACCCCCGAAGGGGTTTCGGCTAATGTCAAGCCTCGTCAGTTAACCTTTACAAATTGTCTCTTACTGCATTACCCATCAACATTTGAGAAGTTTGGGCAATACCGAAGTAGACCTTATTATTTGGGTCATTAAATTGTTTACGGCAATAATCCATAATAGAATCATCAAATGGAAGATGATTACCATATACATCCGTTACTGGATACCATTCAGTTTGCCACCCTTCTCCGAGAAAAGTTACCCAAGCCATTTCTTTAGTTAAATCAATTTTCATCTCTTGATGTTTGTTTGTTGGTTGATTGTTCAACAAATATAGTTGAAAAAATTATCCCACCAAATCTTTTGCAAAAAAAAAGAGGGATTTATTTTCCCTCTCTCCATTGTGTGTAGCACACCGCTAATCTCTGCTCTTGGTCGGGAAACTCCCCTTGTAGTTCCGACATACATCGTGAGATGAACTCTTGTTGGCTTTCGCCACTTGGGGTAGGTAGGGGCATTACTTTATCTTTTTTCCGTTATTGATATTTAAGTAACCGACCTTCTTGGAAATCTTTTCGTTATTACTAAAGTCGGTTGTGCGGGGCATATCCCTTTCTTCCCATTGGATGTATTGGTCATCCAAGTAGAATACCCATATCCCTATAGGGGTTGAGTTGATGTATACTGGCCTTGTCTGAAACTTAATAGCGCGTTGCATAAGCGCGTCGTACTTCGCCCATTCAATCAAAAGGTCATCGTAGTGGGTTCGCCTACACTTGAGTTCAATGTCCATCTTGTATGTTTCCGAATAGCAATCATACTTGGAGAACTTATACTCCGACATCTTCAAATCGCGGAGCATCGTCTTAACGAACTCAAATAGTTGGCGCTCCGTCATAAGTGTTGTATACCGCTTGTAGCTCTACAATGCGTGTTTTTAAACAAGAACCGCAGTTTGTGGCCTCTACTCTTTTTTGGAAGATTCGGTTGTAGATCTTATTGATTTCCGTTTGTTGAGCAACCGATATAACATTGCGCCCGACAATCGTTCCCAAGAACTCATACTCCTCCTTTGTCAAGCATTCGGGTTTGCGGTAGCGGAATATCTCGTTCAACTTTTGCTTACGAGCCTCACACCCGCAATCTATTCCAGTTGCTTCGCTGAACCAATCAACCGCCGCTTTGATGCCAGTAGCCGTTGTGATTTGCTCTATGGTGTCCCCTAACCCTTCACTCTTGCGAGGTCTTCCACGCTTGGTAGGCTTCTTTGCAGTTTTCTTGGATTCGTTTTCTTCCATTGTCTAAAGTATTCCAGATTGAACGCTCACTTATTTTTGTTTCTTCGCTTATTTTCTTAATAGTCATATCGGTGTTGTGGTACAGTTTAAAGAGCTTTGAATCGTACCAATGCCATCCCTCTACCTCGTCCCACATCTCATCTATCAAATCGTTGTGAGCCGTTTCCATCTCATAATTCGGCTCATCTATCTCACCATCTAACTCCTCTAATTCAGAAAAGGTCATTCCCTTCTTGCTGGAAATATAGAGATTCCTTAAAACAACAAAAACGAAGTAAGTATTTACCTCGTTCTCGTTATACATTATTCTTTCGGGGTTCTCCACATACTTGTACATCCGCAAGTACATATCTTGAACTAAATCTTGAGCCGAATCTCTATCCGCTCCGAAGGACATTGCCATCCGAAGCCACTCATCGTGTCGTTTAGATAGAAGTTCAAGTATCACCAATGTGCCTCTATAATGAATAGACCTATGCAGATTTGTATTTCGTGAGTCGGAAAATCTCCATCCTCATAGTTGCAATAATTGAACCCAAATAAAATTCCAGTAAGGGGATAGATGGAGAAGTTCATATCAGTTCCTTTAATTTAAGATACTTGTCTTTATAAAAAGATAACTCATTAACCTCCTTCTCCCTCTCTTTGAGTTTTAATTTTAGTTTGTTGATCGTGATAAGCATATCCCCGATGGTGAGTTCTTGCTCTATCTCCTCCCCAATAATACGCTCACGCACTACTTCGGCCTCTCTATAAAGTTTGATGTAGTCATCGTACATCATATTGGCCGAATGGGTCTTCTTATAGTGGACGATGCTTGAATGGTCACGACCCAAGACACTTGCGATGTCAACAACGCGAAAGTGCTTACGAAAAGCATTGGCAAACGCTGCCCGTGATAAAACATTCTTTCGGTGATTGGTAAGAGAGTTCTCCCCTTGAAAAAAGGTGTCTGCTGCAATTAAGAGTTTTCCTATGTCCATTTTGTTTCGGTAATATCTCCGTTGGCTAATTTACGATTTATTTCTTTGAGGGTCATTTCCCAGACACCCCGTTGGCTCTTGATGGTGAGCATTGTCTTCTCTTGGAAATCTTCACAAGGAGATAGGGGTTTGCAACTACACCCCTTGCAGAAGTATGTGAGGCGTTCCGTTATCTCAAAGACCTCTCCCTTTTGGGTTTTGATATGGTCGTTGGGTTGGAAGTTTCTAAAGGTTGTTGGCTGCATTGTCAAGTGATTTTTGGAGTTTGTCAATGGTTTCTTTCATCTCTTGATTCTCAAGTTTGAGTTTGGTGTTTGTCAATCGGGCTTCGTTTAGGAATCGCATACTGCTTCGCTCATAGTCTATGAAGTAGTTCATCACCCTATCAACCTCCACAAGGTCAATAATCTTATTCACGAGGTCGTTTTGCTCTTGGGTACTTTCGGCATATTGAGCGCAGTCATTCAACCAAATGAGGATAGCCCCCAAAAGCATCTGCTTCTCTCTAATGTGTAGCTCGTTGAAGGTGGGGTCAGAAGGGAACATCCTCTTGTTTTTTAGGTTCGGGTAAGGTAATTAAATTTTTATATCCGATTATGTAGCCGACATTGTACTTGATGGACTGAAGGCGTATGGGTAGGTCAAGGGGTGTTGGTCTGCCTCCCGTTTCCAACTCCTTCACCTTGCGGATATGGATGTCGGTAAATATCCAGTCGGTTTCGTGTTGGGTATATCGGTGGATGACCATAAACTCATCGGCTCGGTTTACAAACTTACCGCCTCCTTCAACATCACTCGCCATTGGGGGGATGGGGTGTCCTTCGTATGGATGTCCCTTGTAGTGAATCTTGCGTAGGGCTTCCGTAGCGGGGTGGGTATTTAGAATAACCGTTGCGTTGAACTTCTTGCAGAATACCCGTAGATGGCTTGTGGCTTCATAGTGGTATTCGTGGGAAGATACCTTGCCCAATCTCTTTTGGTTTATGGTGAGGGAGTTGTATGGGTCAATCATCACACCATCAAACTGGAACTCATCATAAATCTCCTCCATCGTTTCAAGCAACCCAAAGACATCATAAAGTTGTTCGGGATCAATGAATGCAAAATGCGCTTGGACAAAATCGTATTTACGAGCGAAGGTTACATCATCAATATATTGGATTTGCTTCCCGCACAAGAACTCAATCAACTTGCGTTGGATGCTCTTGACATCGTTCTCTGATGAGTACACCAACCAACGGGTTCCGTTGTTGAGGGTATGGAGGAGCATTAGGTAGAGCATCGTGTGGGTCTTGCCGACATTGGCGTGGCCAGTCACTACAATAAAGTTTCCGCGCTTGAAGCGGAGGTAATCATCTATTTCATTATGTCCGAATTTAGAGGCTTCGGGTATTTGTCCCTTTCTTGCTTTTTGGAGGTAGTCAAAAACATCTCCGCTCTTGATAAGTGATGGGTGTGTCATCAAACAAAGGTGAGAAAAAAACCCCACCGAAGTGGGGCTTTAATTAAAATGGCATTGATGATTCTTGGAAGTGCGCTTGGTAGGATTCTCCTTGTGCGGATGCGCCAGTAACTACGGAGAGGTACTTGTCTACAAACGAGGGGATGTCAGTAATTTGAATCTTACCCGATGACACCAAATCAATAGCTCCTTTGAACACTACGCTACGAGCGATTTGTTCTGAATTGTCTTGCTTCATTCTTGGGGAGTTGTTAGAATAGTTAGAGTTGCTTGAGAAGTTGGATTGATCGCGTTGAATCTTGACTCCTCCGCGCTCGTTCTTTTCGTATTGGACATCATCACCCACCTTGTAGGCGGGGGTAGGGGATTTGGCGAGAGCCGTTCCTCCATCGTTGTTGTCAAATTGCACTTCAAGGATGTGAAATTCTTTCCACATTCTTCCCGTGTCTTGGATGCTCGTGATTTTAGGCATTATGAATTGGGGGATTAGTTACATAAAGATAAGTGGAGATGTTTGCTTTCTTGTTGGCTTCGTATAGTTCCACCTCAAGGCGAACAATACGCTCCTCAAGCCATTGGATGTATTCCTTCTTGCTCATTTGAACAACTTGTTAAAGATAAAATCTTGCGTTGCTAACTCGGCACGAAGGACGGGATTGTTTACTGCCTCAAGGGCATCAATGCGATTTTGCATTGCTTCAATACGAGCCTCTTGCATCTGAATGATGGACTCGTAGGATTGGGGTGATAGATTGTAATTCATAGGTGTGTTTTAATTCCTTCAACAAACCTATGTTGAAAATCTCAATCTACCAAATCTCCGTTAAAAAAAAGTTTTGAGGTGTTCTTCTCCAGTTCGGGATTGTGAACGATGGTTAGTTTGGGAAAGTGTTTCTTGGTGTCATCTGCAATGCCTCCCCAATCCTTGAAGGCATCCATCCCAAACTTGACTGCCATAATGCAGTTGTCAATGTCGTAACCAAGATTGGTTTCCAATCTAACAGTTACTTGCTTGAAGGTAATCTTGTCGTATTGGTTGAGTTGTTCCAGTAACTCTGCCTTGAACTTATCCTTTGCCTTCTTACGCACTATCCAATGTTTGGATGCATAGAAAGAATTTAGGGAGGGTACTTTGCCTACCTCAAGGACGATAACCGCATCTTTCGGCAAAGTGGGGATCAAGGTCATAAATTTGTTTTAGATACTCTTGCTCCTTCTTTAGAGCTTGTTGTCTGGCTTCGTAAGTGGATTCGCAGTTGGCGAATAGTTTAGCAGCCTCAAACAAGAGATGGTCAATCTTCCTTTTCGTTGCTTTGTTTGTATAGTAATGCCATTCCATCGGATTTGTATTTTGCTGATGCATTGTGGTACTCAAAGTATTCAAGGTGATTTGCTGACTTATGCGTTTGATGCTCCAACTCTCGTTGAAGGTGAGCAATGGCTTTTTTGATGTCTTGGCTGATTGGATTGTTGGGTTTCTTACCCGCCCGAAGGAGATAGGTGATTGCCGTTCCCAAGTTGTAGTTGTCCTCTTGGAAATCTAACACAACATCAAAAGCTTCAATGCTCTTGTATTTACCGATGTAATACTTTGGTGTTTTGCTCATCGCAACAAAGATATTACTTTTTTTGATTGTCTACCTCTGATTGAGAATCTCCTAAATCATCCCAGTAGATGAAATGCCAACCTTCGTGATTACTCAATTCCGTAGTACCTTTTTGCTCTTGCTCTTGTTTTCTCTTGTTCATCGTCTAAAGGATAATCCATAAAACCAAAATGAGATAGAAATGGATTTTGATAGTCATCGGGTATTTCACCCTCCTCTATTTTTCTCCAATGTATTCTCTTTTCTGCTTTAGTCATAGTTGCTAAACTAACTAACTAATTTCAACAACCAACTAAAACTATTCAACAATAACTATAACTATCTTACTAACTATCCAAACAACTAACTAACTCTACCCCCTATAATCCCCCCTTCTCTTTTTCTTTGGATTTAAGAGGGTTTCTTTGGTTAAGGTATACGGACATACCACCGAAGGGGTAAGGTGCGCTTAAAACGCTTCTAAATGCCCTTAAATCAGTTTTTGGATGACCGTTCGGATGATGACCAACAAGCACAAAATAGCAATAGTCCAACCAAGCAACCCTTCCCAACTGAATTTGGACTTTGAGGCTTTGGACTGAACAATCTTCACTTGAGTGATGGTAACCGTGTCGCTTGGACATTCGGCCGTAACGACCATTGTCTCTCCTTCCAGATACCTAATCTCTACCTTTACGCGATCTTGGTAGAGGATGGTGTCCTTTTGGATTGTTAGAGTGTCGTGCAGTATTCTCTCCTTTGTTACAACTACGGTGTCCTTGACAATTACACTCTCTTGGGTAGGCTTCGCAATACCGCATCCACTAACTACCGCAAGAATCACACTCGGGATTATCAACCGAGCATAGCGGAGTAACGGGGACTTCTTCCAAGTCATTGAGCCAGTCATTGAAAGGGGAGGTATTTGGTTCTGCC